GGGGTTCCCCTCCGCGTCATGGTATGTTTTGCTATCAGGGTCCTGGTAGACCCCACCTGCAACTGTCTCCGCCATTGTTGATCTCCCTTTGATTAAACCACCCAGGGACCTGGGTCCCAGGTCCCACAGGTGGTCATTTAACTGTTGATGACTGGGTCCGGATAGATGTCCTGGACAATGTTCAAAACGGCCCCATTGGTCCGGTTGTATACCGCTATACCAAATTCGGCCTCTAGATACCGGGCGTGCAACGGAAACGCATCGTTGTCCGCCACAATCCGCAGACCTTGCATAGACGTGGCCGTCCGTTGACGGATGACCAGTGGGGGTGGGGACCCGGTGTCCCACGTAAACAGATAGGATGCTGGCATCCAGGGCTTGACCCAGATTTCGGACCCTCCAAAGATACCAATGGCCCGGTTGTCAATCTTGGACAGGTCAATTGTCTGGGTGGGGGTGTCCGTATTGCGATAGGTAATCCGTGGGTCACTGTAGGCCGTAAATCCGGCCAGACCCCGGACCGCGGTTTCCTGGGCCTTATTGATGGCGGTTTGGACGGCGTTGCCCTGACCATGTTCCACCACGTCATTGATCAGACTGGTCAAAAAGGCCGCGGTCAAACTGGTTTCCCCAATGTAGTGGGTATGGGTTGCCCCATCAAAGATTTCTCCATTGGGTCCTTCCGGGATAGGTTGACCGTCCGCATTGACCAACCGTTTGACGGACAGGGCGATCCCATCCTCCAAAAAGTCGGTCCAGGTGTAATTACCGGACAACATAAACGCACGTTTGATTTCCCGGCTATACATCCGCAAGTGGGCACGCTCGGCCGCCTGGACCGTGATTGCCACATCAGCGGGGGACTTTGTTTCAAACCACTTATTGGTCCACCCAATGGCGTATTGAAACAGTTTGAGGGGGAAACCCACCGTGGCCCCAGGTTTTTGCAACTGGGTTGGTGCGCGTCCGTACTCGTCCACTTCATACATATCACCATAGATAGATGTCCCATATTTCCTTTGACGGTCCGTGGTAAAAACGGCCAGGTCCCCCAACATTTGGGTGACCATTGCGTTGTGTGCCGCCAGTTCCCGGTTTAAGACCGGGATGATGTTGTCCAACCCATAGACCGCCGCGGATACATTGTTGGCTTTCAAAAGGGTGGATAGATCGTTTGTCCCTGTGGTCATAATTTATGTCCCCCTATGTATCCCGGATGACCCGGATGTCCGTTGCTGTCAGGACCCGGGCAACCCCCACGGCGTCACCCGTGGTGGCCGCGGTGTCCAGTCCCCCGGCCGTGGCTGCAACATACAGGGTGGCCCCTATGGTCAGACCGGACCCATAGGAAAAACGGGCTCCTTTGCCAAACAGGGTCACAGGTTGGTTGGCCTTGACCGCCCTGGGGGTAAACCCGTCCACCTTTGCGGCCTCCGCCGCCGCGGTCCCGTTGGACTGGTAGACTTTACCGTCCGATGCTTTGATATAACAGGGTGCAGCGACCGTCAAATCCTCCCCGGCAACCATCCCGGTGATCTGGGGTGCAAACATCCCGGTGGATGTATCCATACTGGCCGTGGTGGCCTTTGTGACTAATGCCATAAAATCCTCCCTATGGTCATAGGTATTTCAAAATGGTGCATAGTCCCCGGACCGTTTTTTGTTGGCGATCACAGTTTCCACCGTGGTGGTGGGGGGTCCCCCCCCTGTGGTCGCATTGATGTCCGGGGCGTTGGGTCTGTTGGTCCGGACCAGGTGGGGTTTGGCTTTGGCCAGGTCCCCCACGGCTTGTTTGACCCCCTGGACCTGGTCCTGGTCATCCAGGTCAATGGATGACCTGTCAATCAGGGATACCGCGTCCTCTGGGTCCACAAATCCGGACTGGATGGCTTGGAACCGGATGGCGTTGTTGATCAGGGTGGATTTGTACTTTGCTTCCATGGCGTCCCGGTCCTGTTGGGCTTGTTTGGCCTGTTGGGTAGCGCGGTCCACCGCGGACATTTCCTGGTCCTGTCTACTTTTCTCCGCCGCGGTCAAGGCATCCAATTGTTTTTGTAGGTCTTTGGCCTGTTTTTCAAACCCCTTTAAATGACGGATGGTTTGCATGGCCCGGTCTTTGTCATAGGCGTCATCATCCCCCTGGGTTGACGGACCTTGACTATCCCCCACTGGGGGTGTCCCACCATTGTCCCCCACTGGGGGATTACCACCGGACCCCTGGTCCGTTTCATACACGATCATGGCCGCTGGCCATTTGTTACCTAACAACATGGGTCTGTTCTCCTATGATCTGGGCCTGGACCGGTCCCCCTGGGACCGGGTCCGTGGACCCCTGGTTGACTAAAAATTGGTCAAAGTCCCATCCCCAGTCCGGGTCCGTGGTCACTGTGACCACCACCACCCTGGGTGGGTGGAGTAGTTTTCGATTAAAAGGAAAGACCAGGTCTGCGCCGTGCTCGGCACCGCCTTTGAGTCGCTTTGGTCTACCGTATTCCCCAACTGGCATGGTGTACCCCCTAGCGTAAGGTCAACAGTCCGGCTTTTAACCGGGCGTCCGCAAACCGTTGGATGGGACCTTCCAAAGACTCGATCACGTCCTGGGCTGTGACCCACCGTCCCTGGTGGATTTTGGCCTGACGGTCCCGGTCCTGGACCCATCTGTTATAGGGGGCCATGTTACTGTTGGACCCCACAATCACCCGCCACCCGTTGGCCGTTTTGGTAATCGCTCGGCGTGACCAGGACCGAAAAAGGGTATTGGTCCGTCTATACCCTGTGTCCGGGGGTGGGGACGGATACCGGGTGATCTCGGCCAACATTTTGGTGGACCCATCCTCCAACGTCCCCCGGATGACCTGGTCCATCAGGTCCGGATACCGTTTGCCCATCGCCCTGATTTGCTTGTCATCCACTGTGATAGATATGTTGGTCATTGCAACAATCCTGCTGACCCCTCAGAAAGAGCCACGATGCCGCATCTACATCTGGGATGGATCGGCGGATAGCCCACAATATTGTCCTCAGGACCTGGGAACCCGTCAGACCCCTTTTTGACCATGGTGTTGTTCCTGGGGCCGCACATGGTGCAGACATAATCATCGAAGGCCGTTCGCCATTGCCAGGTGGTGGTGAACGGGTTATGGTCCTCCGTTTTGAGCAAAGATTCCGTAAAAATGCGCGTGGTTTCCGTGGCCCCGATCGTCTGGGCTCTGGCCGGACCAAAGATCGGGTTCAGGGCGTTGATCAGGTCCGGGAGGCCCCGCGCTTTGTCCTGGTCCACCAGGCCGTGGCGGACCCAGGCATCCAGAGCGTCCGCCACCCGTTGACGGGACGTTTGGTTGAGGTTGGGGATCGATCCCTGGTCCTGTTGGCGTGAACTGGTGTAATAGTTGCGGGTCCAGTCGATCATTTCCTGGTTGACCTCAGACCACAGGTTAGGGATGGAACTGTTGACCGCGGTTAGAACCGCGCTTTGACTGGCCACGTCCAAGAGGCCGTCTTTGAGGTTGTCCCACATCATCTGATTTTCCCTGGTCCAGACCCGGTCCTGTAAGGCAATTGGCAAAACCCCCCCGTGGGCGCGCACATAGGTCAGTAGACGGTCCCTTTGATTGGTCAGGGCCGCGGAAAAGAGGGTGATCACCTCTTGTTCCGCCAATGACCGCGGCTGGGACCCCCCTGGGGACCCGTCCTGGCGTTTGATAGATTCCATATAGGCCTTGGCGCTTTCCGGGGTAAACAGATCCAAATCCACCAACGCTTTAAACATGGTATTGACCGGGATGGGGGGGGTGGGCATCTTATTTGGTTTTCTCCGCGGTGGTGGTTTCCACCGTTACCGTGGTCCCTGGGTCGGCCGGGACATCCGGGACATCAGCGGCCGGGACATCCACCACCGTGGTCTGGGTCCCCACCGGGACCGGGACCGGAGCCACATCCATTTCCGGGGGGTTGGTGATCAGTCGTTTTTCTTCCGGGGGCAAACTATCCACCCGGACCCACCCCTGTTCCTCTAGGGCGTCCGCCGCGGTGTCATCATAGACTGTTGACAGTTCCTGGGTATCTGTCCCAGGGTCTTTTACCATTTCGATTGGGCAAGCCATTTTTTACCACCTTTCATGTTTAAAGTACCCCGTTTTGGGTCCCGTTGGTGGACCCATTGGTGGGGGCCGGGATGGGGTTGACGTTTTGGTTGGGTGGGGCCGGGGCCAGGGTGGTACCCGCCGCTTTTAGACTTTGGGTCAAAGTCGCAATGTCCGCGGCCTGGTCCATCCGTTTTTGGTCTTTCCAGGATGCGATCTGTTCCGGTTGGGCACCCGTGGATGACCAGACATAGTCATCTGGCATACCCAGTTGTTTGTAAATTAATGCGGTCTGGGCCGCGGCTAGTTCGTATCGGGTCTGTGCGCTATCCCAGGTGGTGGCGATGTCTATCCGGTCCAGGTCCGGCGTGGATGTGGTCCCAAAGGTGGCATTGACCTTGACGCACATGGCCATGACATCCGTCCACGTTTGACCAAAGATCAGCTGTCTTTCCTCCGCCCTTTTGACCAGACCACTGTCTAGTTGTTTCAATGCCTCTCCACTGGGGACATCAGACCCACCCACGGGTTTTAAATAATACTGGGGGGTCCTGGATACCCCACTGATGGCCTGGACCAACGCCCAAACGACATTTAACATGGGGTCCAGATTGGCCCCATCCAGTCGCTGGACCGTCCCCCCGTCCACCTCCACCCAACGGCCGGGTCCCACTGGGAGGGCTTTGGTGGGGTCATCCGGTGGGGGTGGTGGGGATTTGTCCCCGGTATAACTGGCCACCGTGATTGGAAACCCCTCCGCGTCCGCCGCGGCGATCACATCCAACCAGGACTTATTGACGGCGTTTTGTAGACCAATGATCTGGTCCATCTCGGACCCACCTGGATTGGTAAATTCAATCATAGGGATACCCAGTGGTTGACCATCCAGGTCCACCCACGGGATGGGCCAGTCCGTATCATCTGGGTCACTGGATGGGACCCAGGACCCGCCCCCCTGACGGCTGTATTTCCTGATTTCACCCGGTAGATAGACCGTCCGCCGTTCAATCCCGGTGGACCCTGGTTCCAACGGGTTGTAAGTGTAAAAGTATTTACAGGCAAAAAGGACTTTGTTGGGGTCCCCAGGGTCCCGGTGGTATGTGACCCCGGTCACCCCGTCATCCACTTTGTGGAGCGTGATCCGGGGACTGTCGGTGGTCTGGTCAAAGTCCACCAGGGCATAGGTCAACCCGTCCCGTAAGACCCGCCGATGGCAACGGATTTGTTGACTGTCCATCCGGTTGACGTTCCACCAATA